CAGACCGTCACTACGCCTCTCAGGATAGCCTTTGACTCTGCGTCAGAGATGGTGTCTTTTGGTGTAGGTAAGGGAGTAGGGTTTTTACCTGAAGGACTACGTGAGGGGGCCGCAGAGCAATTTGCATCTCTTATGGAAACTCAGGGTGGTCAGATGGCTATGGCGGCGGCTGGAGAAGGTATAGAGGCTTGGAAAGAGTTTCAGCAAAATTACCCGAATGAGGCCGCTAACCTTGTGGCAGTCATGGACCTAGGATTCACTAAGGGCACAGGAACACTCGTGAAGCAACCAGTAATTCCTATGAAACTTGAGCGTGTTGGTATGCGTAACGAGACTAAACCATTGTCAGGTGGTGACGCTGATGTATACAACATTCTGTTTGAGGGTAAGAAGAAGACACAGGAGCAAGTGGGACTAACAACAGACCCTAAGGGAGTAATGGGTAAACAAGAACAGATAGCGACCCCTGAACAACTGGCAGACGTGGACTTAGCAAAAACTGCTGGCGTCAACGGTAAAAAGACACTGCAAGAGAACTACAATAGCCTCCAGACGTACTACGATGGTCTAGAGTCTAATCTGTGGAAGCTACTGGCTAAAAACGAAAAGAAAACTAACTGGCCTGAGATAGATGACAGCTTAAGGGCTAACGTGAAGTCTCAGTTTGATACTCTAGTCCAGAGCAACCCTGCGCTTATGGCTAGTAAGAATGATAAGCGACAGGTGTCACGTTTGTATCAAGAGTTTCTCGCTATCCTAGACGAACAAGGTGGTACGTTGCAGGGACTCAGGGTTGCCCGTAGTATGTTTGATGACAGACTGAATCGAATGGGGTACGACTTATCAGGTGACAGGCTTAGTGTAGGCAACTTAGCGGCTATGGCTGTACGTAAGGCGGTTAACCAGACTATCTATGGTGTAGTTCCTCAGGCAGAAGGAATCTTTGGTAAGATGTCTCAGCTTATACCTATGCTAGGATCGCTGGGCGCTAAGGCGGCTACAGAATCTAAGACACGCTTTGGTCGATTCGTTGCAGAACTAGGCATAGAGGACTTTGCTGGATCTAGTGCTCAATCTAAAATTGTAAACGCAGGTTACGTACTAGGCGCAACTGTTGTCCTTAGTCCTTACATGTGGATCAAGAATCAACTTAAGCGTCCGTGGCCTGCTAAAGTTAGGGCTAAACTTGCTTACATCAAACGGGATATGTTCAGTGAGATTAATAAGGCTATTAAGTCTACTAAAGATCCTGTCAAGAGAAGTATGTTACAACGGGATAGTAAGGAGATGTACGTTTACCTTAACTCAGTATTCAAGGAAGTAGAGGCTGAACTAGCAGAAGAGGAGTCTAAGGAGTGAAGTGGCTCGAAAGGCTAACTAGAAATCAGAAGAGTTACGCTCAAGCTCGCTACGATAGGGCTAAGGGTGGTTCAGATGCGGCTATGACTGCTCTGGACTACCCACAGCGTCAGCTTAAGAAGAATATATCAGGGGACGAAGAAAGCTGGGGGTTGCCTGATTTCTCCTACGATTTAAACGTAGGAAATAGGGCAGGGTATAGGGGAACAGCCACAATAACTGATGAGCTTGTAGAAGCTGGCTTGGACTTTGGTGTAGATCCTGTAGCTCCTATAGTGGGCGGTGTTGGCCTAGCGGCTAAAGGTATACGTACAGCCCATAGACTCGCGGGTCCTAAAAGCCTCAAGGGTAACACACTATCAGCCCCAAGTAACTACATAGATAACTGGTACGCCCCCTCTGGGACTGCACAGCCTAATGTGGTTGATGAGTTAATCATGCAGAACCAAGAGTCGCTGTCTGGTGTTCCTAAGGTAGGACCTGTTATCAGTAAGCTAGAGAAACCACAAGATTCAGCCGATATGCGCGAGAGGGTTGGGTCTTTTGCAGGCTGGGGAGTGGATAGTGGAGTAAGGGCGATAAAACAAACTGTTTCCCCTAGTGCGCGAGCAAACTACAGAGAGAATCAAGTTACTCAGACAATGCAGGACACCGCACGTACCGCACTGAGGACAGGGAAATCTAGGGACGAAGGCAAGGCGATAGCTCAGGCGCAAGCAACGGAAAACATATCAAACCAAGGGGGAAGAAACGGGGATAAGTTAGAAGCCGTGGAAGACCTAAACCGCAGAAGCTTTCTAACGGAGCCTGTGAAAGCTACTGAGGGATCGTACAGGAAGCTGATAAAGGATAACAAGCTAACAGGAGTTTACGAGAAATCTGGTAAGCCCGTAGGTGTTTCTGACAAAGACTTGGGAGTCGTAGAGGATCACGTACTGAGCGTATGGAAAGATAGGAAGGGAAAAAGGGTTAGCGAAACGCCTACAGCAGACATCAGGATTAAGAACCCCGGATCTGGGGATCAGGTAACAGGAGCACACGTTCTAGACTTCCGACAAAAGAGTAAAGTATTTAAAACGATGAACTCTCTGTACAAGAAAAACCCTAAGCCCACACTAGAAGAAACATGGAGGCACTTAAAGGATAGCGATGTAAAACTACACCCTAAGTCTCAGACACTAGAGGACGCCCGTGAAAACGGGATATGGGTCACAGGCTCTTTTTCAGGCACTGCGATTACTGAGGGTGGCGTAAACTATATAGCCAAGGTGAACCCTAACGGTAGGGTCATGGCTGTGATCTCAGACGAGCACAATTTTTTAGAGAATGTTCCCGTTATAGGGCCTGTCGTAGACGCCGCGTTGCCTAATAGGTCTATCTCAGTCACGCCGCCGATGTTCTTTGACATTAATAAAACAAAAGGAAAGATTAATGCACCACAACCACAGGACAAAAAGAATGTCAAGGAAAGTTTGTTTGACATAGCTACCGCCAAGCCTTCTGACGAAATGCTGAGGGCTGAGAGACAAGTTAATTCAGGGGCGGCCATCGCCACCACAGGTTTACTAACCGGAGTAGGAGTACGTAGAGATGAAAATTAAAGAGCACACAGTAGAGTACACACCTATCGACTATCACTGCCTAGGGCACTCTCAGAAGGCCCGTGTGAAGAAGATGCAGGAACAGGGAATCTCTACTCCCTATGATGCCAAGAGCACACCACAGGAAGTAGAGGGTCATGTAGCTGAGAAGGTCTACGGATCTATTATGTTTGTGTCCTAAAGCTCACAGTTATTACCTGTACAGGCTAACTGCTGGCTACCCTCAGTCATATCAGAGTCTTCACTTACGTCCCAGTTAATCTGGGTAGGGAAGTCCTTCTGTAGTGACTTGAGGGTGGCCTTGTCCACAGTTTCATAAGGAGCCTGCTGGTACGTATGGTCTGAGTAAGGCAGGAACGAGATACCTGATACCTTATCAAACTTGTTGTACAGCCATTGGCCCACCTCTAGGAACTCATTATCACGGTAATAGCACGTCATAGATGGCTTGTGCTCACACCAGTGATCCTGATACATCTCCCATAACTCTAGCTGTTCTATTGCACCCATGTCTGAGGCTGTCACAGCGCCCTCTGGTGAGGCGATAGGGAAGCTGAATACCTTCGTACTGGGATTCATCATATCGTCCTCCACAGGCACTCCTGCGGCCTCTAGGACAGTACATAGAGGATCACGAGCGTCAGCACGAACTCTTCTAATATACTGAGGGCTAAAGCGAGGATGGCACCCACTAGCACTATCGACCAACTGACTAACAGTGCCGCTAGGCTTAATCGCAGTAATTGCTGTAGACTGCTTGATACCCAACTTCTTAGCCCACTCTTTGTTAGTACTAATGGCCTCCTCACGCATCTCCGTAAGCCACTTCTTAAGTTTAACATTGTCTCCACGTCCTGATAACAAAGGATGATCCATGATGCCGGTAAGCGATACACCTAAGAGTGCCTCTTCTTCCGTATTAGTCTTCCAGATGGCCCTGAGATACCTAAAGTCTGTCAAGGTAGCCTGTAGTGTACCTAAGATAGCCGCAACACGCGTCTTCTTCTTGAGGGTGGCTAAGGTGTCCTCAGGACGTACCACAATCTCTGACAAATTACAAAATTGATTAGGCCTCAGGATTATCTCAGAACATGGATTAGTTCCGAATTGGTACTCAGGGTCCCTACGTCCATTCTTAGCCGCTTGTTTCTGACTAGCGACACGAGAGAACATACCACGTTCACCAGAGCGTGACTCGTACAAGCTAGTCCACTCGTTTAAGAAGGCCTCAAAGTCAGGCTTCTCTGTGTAGCAAGCAGAGTTATTCGCTAGACCCCTATGTGGATTATCAACCCACCACTGACCTGTCTTAGCGCGTCTCAGGCGATCATCCGTTAGGTTAGAGAGTGAGATGAGGGCGCTTCTGCGTACTCCCCCGACAACAATACACGATGCTATCTTACAGCAAAGATCGTGACATTCAATGGAGCTAAGTTTTCTTCCAGCAGATCCTTGAAAGAGTTCTGTTGTAAATTTGAAGAGATCGACGAGAGGTTCTGGACCACTTGCACGACCGCCGAAAGTCGAGAGTGGGGCACCTGCATCGCGTACTCGACTAACGTCCCACCTTGGAAGTTGACCTGAATACAGCAGTGATACCAGTTCCCTAAACGATTTCGCCCATCCGATTTTCGAATCTGCAACATGGATAACTGTGTCTGTTTCATGGAACTCCTCGGCCACTTCGGGTAACTTCGTTACGTACTGTCGTTCTACTGAGTAACCTCCGCCTGTGCCACACAGAAGGATGTACATTAGCTCATCAAAGGCCCTAGGATTATCTATGGGCAAGTAAGCACAGTTAAACCCTGCTACGTTGTCTCGCTCTAAGGCCTTCCCAGCGGTCATCAGTGCTCGCATGGATGGCATTACCTCTAGATTAGTAATGGCCTCTGTGACTAATGAGACATCCTCACCCTTGAGGCTACCACGGTCTATCCAAAACTGTACGTAGCGATTAACTGTTTCTTCCCATGTCTCTCTACGCTTCTCCTCTGGCAGGTATCTAGCGTACCTTGACTTGTGTATGTATTGTTGATATGCGTCCATCTATTCTGTTACTCCTAGTGTCTCGTTAAGTATGGCTTGGGATGCTAACTGTAGTAACATGTGTACACCATCAGGGTACTGTTCATTAGAGGCTACTTCAAACATCTCCCCGTCTTCGTACATTACTACTACTACTTTAGGACTCCTGTCCTCCTCTTCCATCAGCGCGGCTTTGGTTGCAAAGGCCGTAAGGAACTCTGTGGTTGTAATAGAGTCCTCCTCTGTGCCACCTTTGCCGAAGTTGCCTTCGACTACCTTCATTGTGACACCTCCTCTACTAACCAATTTAGATATACCTGCGCTTTCTTTAGGTCTTCTCTTCCATTCTTGTACTCGTAGCGCCAGAGGTACTTAAGGCAGTTACCCTTGAGGTAACCTTTGTACTCCTGAGGGTGCATAGATGCCTTGATTGCTTCGATAGCTTCTATGGCTCCTTTGTTGTAGTGATCTGGTTGTGCTACGGGGTCATGCTTCCTCTTTGTTACCTTGTCCCACTCAGAGGGGGTAGCTTCGTTTAGACCGTTTAACTCACTCTTGGTATAGGTAGTCCATTCGTTACTCATAGACTTCTTCCTCTAGTTCCTCTGTAAACTGATCTAGCTTACGCAGTAGTTTATCTTCAAACCTGTCTAGAATCTCCTCGGATGAAATCTGTAGTGCCTCTAGTAGGTCATCAGGGTCGTAGTGTTGCAACAGTCTCTCCTTAATTTCGTCTAGTGTCAGTGACATAATCGACTAACTCCTTTAGTGTATCTATATTATACCACAGAATGTTGTTCTTGTCACACCACTGTGCCATAGTATTCTTCGTATTTTTACTCACTTTCTGATTAGGCTTCATCAGTACAAATATGAGTTCGTGTGTTTCTGGGATGCACTTAGAGATCGAACGATACTTTTGCGTGTCTCCTGATCGAAAGTATCCTTTGCACTCAATGAGGTAAGTTCGTCCACCGCGTTCGTACACAAAGTCTGGGGTGTACTTACGTTCAATTTTGTAGTCGATTTGCCACGGTTCGTAGCTAAAACCGTATGGTTGTAACTGTTTCGATACGTCATGTTCAAACCCTGATCTAAACTCATTAGGATATTTCTTGGACTTTCGGCTCATTTACCACCTCTGTTAAATATCTGGGACCACTTGAGTAGAGAAATGTACGCAAACCTGACCAACATACGTGTTTGTACTGGCAATAGGAGCAACCCACGGCTAACTTCTGGTTTCCACTTTTGCCGTCCGGAACGACTTCGTGACATACCTCTGGCCACACTGGTTGCTCCACTAGCTTTTTTATGCGTTCAATGTGCTCCTCAATGTCGTAGCCTATCTTAGCGTGTACAGGGGCCTGC